TGTGCTTTGATCAATATCTGCAAATAAGCCATCTGTAAAAGTTCCATCTTCGGGATCACCAATGTTAATGGTTCCTGCAACTTGACCTGAACCGGTTAATTGAAAACCAGCTGCGAAAGAAGGCGCTTGTGTAAATGATGCTTGACCGCCTGCGACATTAAATCCAGCGTCAAATGTCGGTGCAGTGTCATATGCAGCTGATCCCGTTACAGAGAATCCTGCAGCAAACGTAGGGGATTCAGCAAATGTTGCTTCACCTGATGCTACATTAAAGCCGGCATCGAATCTAGGGGCTGTATCGTAAGCTGTTGATCCGGTTACTTCAAAACCAGCAGAAAATGTTGGTGCTTCTGCAAATGTTGCATTTCCGCCTGCGACATTAAATCCAGCGTCAAATGTCGGTGCAGTGTCATATGCTGTTGAACCGGTTACAGTAAAGCCCGCAGAAAATTTTGGTGGTTCTGCGAATATACCACTACCACCTGAAACATTAAACCCGTCTAAGAACGAAGGTGGCTTTTGAAACTCCATGGAATCAGCAAATGCTGCAGCACCAGCAACTTCCATTCCACCCGCAATTTTAAGCGGTGATCCACCATGAAGCGTTCCTGATATTACAACGTCACCGCCAAAAAGTGTTGTACCTCTAACTGCAGTACCTGTTGTGCCTTTTGATCCTGAAAAGAATATATTTACATCAGGATATGCTCCTTCGTTCGTAGATGTTGCTCCGCCGCCAGACAAGAATAAAATTTGCGAAGGTGTCGCAATGATACTGTTTTGTACTTCTAAGCTGCCAGAAACCAACAAATGACCGGAAGCAACTTCATCAACTTCAATTACTTGTTTTTCAGCGTAAAGTGTTCCTGAAACTACAACGTCACCAGAAAACAAAGCAACGCCTTTAATTGCTGTATTTTTTGTATTTGTTGAGCCGCTTACAAAAAGTGCTACATCAGTGCCTAAAGCATAGCCGCCGTCTAATCCCAAAGAAGCTGTATTAAATAATATATTTGTAGGTAGAAAATTGCCAAAGCCGTCTGCAGCTTGAACAACACCTACAGAACCAGAAGCTTCTGTAACTCTTAATGCAGTCATTAATATACACTCTAACTAAACTAAACTAAACTAAACTAAAACTAGTATAAATATAGACATTAATACAAATATGTAAAACTATTTGATATCAGCTAACATTGATTTAATATCTAATCCTGCACAATCTATTTTTTTCTTTGTTATATGATAATGACTAACAAATCCTTTAAATGTTCCCTTAGAAGACTTTCTATCTATAGTCTTTAGTATATTACCATTTTCATCTTCGGGACATTCTAAAGGTATACCAATGCTTTCGTGCAATGCTTTCCATAACGCTTTGAGTGCGTCTAACTGAACAGGATAAAAACCCATAAATGGCTTCATGCTTTTTCCATGAACTTCCTGGTTTTCTAAAATAGGTCTTTTACCAAAACCTTTTTTTACATACCAATCTTGATATTTTGGGTAATAAGCGTTTGCTATTTCTACACCTATAGATGATGCATTAACACGACTACCAGCGTGAAATGCCATGTGATTTATATCGCATAACTGATATATTGTGCCATCGTTGTCAATAACAAAATGAACTGATAATCCTCTATTGTTTAAAACACGAACACAAGACTTTGAATCTAAACACACATCCCAATGATTTACGAATGAATTAATTTTTCTTTTTTCAAAGTAAGCACGATAATTACTTGATTTAATTTTCAGACCATTTGGTTCTGACCATAATACAACTTTACCCCAGTTGATAGGAATAAAGTTGCCTCTATAAACAAGATTTGCATCTTCTTTTATTGTTATATCTACCGGTTCATAGTCATCAATATTACTAATTCTTTGTGTAAATATTCTTCTATGTGTCCCGGGACCGCACATACCATCTGCTGTTATACCATTTTCTTTTTGCCAAGATCTTATTGCCTTGACTAGCTTTTCATTATACTCAGCACACCCAAACCATTCGGGTGTCCAACCTAACTTATTTGCTGATGCTTCATTATAAAATATTTTATCCATACTTTCACCTCTTATAATAAATATCATTCAAAAACAAAAAAAGCGTCATTAATGACGCCTTAATTGGACTAAATTAATCAATTTAAGAAAAATCAAAATTAAGCTTAACAGAAATGTTAAGTTTTGGAAGTCTTAAGTGATTTGCAAGTTTATACTTTTTTGCTTCTTCAGCATCAAGATACCAGTCTGCTCTACCTCTATCATGAACCTCTTTTATAAAAAAGTCATCAGACTTACCACAATTTCTTGCCATCATTTGATATACTTTCTTATTGAGCCTTTCAGTTTCATTTGCTGATGCTTTTATCTCTTCAACTTTTCCGGCTGACCAACTAGAAACATCGTGGATCATTAATGTAGCATCCGGATCCATATATCTCATTCCTTCTTCGCCAAATGAAAATAAGATCGCGCCGCAACTCATAGCTTTTCCTTCTACAATTGTTGCAACAGGTAGTTCTGAGGATTTGATTGCACTAATCATCGACATCAGCGCATATACTTGACCGCCATAGCTATCTATAATAACAGGAATAACTTTTTGACCGGTATTGTGTGCAGATGCGATTTGACTGACAAATTCTTTAGCACTGTCTTCATCAAATTTATTAACCCTAATTATCACAGGATTGTTTCTTAATTCTAATTCTTTAATTTGTTTATCTACGTTTATCTTCCAAAGCATAAAAGCTCTCCTTTGTTATGAACATTTTGATTGCCCACAAGAAGCACATGTAACGCAGCCTTCTTGATAGACGAGAGAATTTTCTGAACCGCACTCATTGCAATTCTTATCACTAGCTATTGTACCATCAATAATGTAATTTTTCAAACATCTTGCAATAACTTTAGAAAAAGAAAACAAATCTGATTCTTTATCTTTTTGCATCTGTTCTACCAGATACTGGACGGGAACTCCGTGTCTTAATGCTAAAGATATAGTTCTAGTATAACCAGCATAATTTGGATTATCAAAAACGCTAACTATATCTTTAATAGCCAATATATCATCTTCTTTTCCAACTGTTAAGTCATACTTGCTATTAGCAGTTTTATATGCTCTTTTTGAAAGCATTCCGACTTTATACTTTTTTGGAATTTCTATTAGATCTGCTTCGCCTCCAATTATCTCGTATGGCTTGCCTTCTAATAAGCCTACAAGAAGAATCCATTTTTGCCCCTTAACAGATGTATGAAAAATATTACATTCAAGTGTTTCAGGTCTTTTAATTGCATGCCTTTCTAAGAAACTTACTTCATTTTCTTCTTTAGACTCAGAGCTTATTAGTACCCCACTTCGACTACCGTCTCTATACACAGTTACGCCTTTACATCCTGTTTCCCAACCCATCATGTAAATATCTTTAACTGTATCTATGTCTACATCAGCAGGTAAATTTGTAGTATTACTTATTGCGTGACAAATCCATTTTTGTGCGGCGGCTTGTAATTTTACCTTTGAGCTCCAATTAATTTCATTTGCAGTTGCGCCTGCATAGGGACTATGAGAAACAGCTATTTCAGGTGAGTCTTTTTCCCATTCGCAATCCGGATCTGTTGAATCCATCCATTGTTTAAAGCCGTGATGATACACATTAAACTCAGTCCACTCATCTCCTAATTCATCTATAAAATCAACAGACGCATCTGAATCATTACTTGTAATCTTTTTTCTTCGCTTATAATGAAGCATAAAAGAAGGTTCAATCCCACTAGTCGTTTGTGTTAAGCAAGAAACAGAACCAGCAGGTGCAGTTGTTGTATTTGCAATATTTCTACGACCGTGCTTCTTATAATCATCTATTCTTTCAGGTATCAAGCATTCTATAACTCTGCTTAAAAACGGATGTCCTTCTTCTCTTTTAAAATCCCATATAGGGAATGCGCCTCTTTCTTTTGCTAGTTGGATAGATGATTCGTAAGAGTTTAATGCGAGCCACTTATATATTTCCTCAGTTACTTTGATGGAGTCATCAGATCCATAATGTAGTCCCATCATTGCTAACGCATCGCCTAGTCCTGTTATGCCAAGTCCTGTTCGTCTTCCAGTTTCTGCTGCTTTTAGTATATTTAGCCACATGTCTTTTTCAATTTGTTTTACTGCTGCTGGTTCTGGGTCATTCGATATCTTTGTTAATATTTTATTTATCTGTTCTATTTCTAGATCGATCATATCATCCATTAATCTTTGCGCTTTTTTAGTTACTTCTGCAAAGTGTCCCCAGTTAAATTCTGAATTTTCTTTCCATGAATTTTTAACAAACGAAGTTAGATTAACAAGCATCAATCTACAACTATCGTATGGTGATAGAACAATTTCACCACACGGATTGGTTGAAACTGAACCAAAACCTTCTTTTTCGTATATATCAGAAGGTGTCATCCTTTTCGCTGTATCCCAAAAAAGAAGGCCCGGCTCAGCTGAAGCGTGTGCAGATTCAATCATTTCATGCCATAGCTCTCGAGCATTTGCTGTTTCACAAATCTTAGGCTCTTTTGAGTCTACCGGCCAACGCAGTTCTACAAGTTCACCTCCTTTGACTGCGTTCATAAATTCATCAGTTAATCTGACAGAAATATTTGCTCCTGTCACGCGCTTCAAGTCTCTTTTAATCTTTATAAAATCCAATATTTGTGGATGGTGCACTGATATGCTTAACATCAAGGCACCTCTTCTACCACCTTGTGCAACCTCTCTACATGAATTTGAAAATCTATCCATGAAAACTTCAATACCATCTGTTGTTTTTGCTGCATTTGAAGTAAGCAGTCCTTTTGGTCTAATCGATGATATATCAAAACCCACACCACCTCTTCTTTTCATAATTTGAACTTGTTCTTGATCAGTCTTAAGAATTCCGCTATATGAATCATGAGGTGACTCAATTACAAAACAATTTGATATTGATTGTAATTTTGCTTCATTTCCGATGCCACTCATCGGTGAACCTTGTGGGACAATATATTTAAAATCTTTTAAAAGGTCAAATATTTCATTACTATTCATGGGATTTGGATACTTTTGCTCTATTCTTGCAAATTCTATTGCTAGTCTTTTATGCATATCTGTCGGTGTTAATTCAAGATAGCTTCCATCGTGATCTTGTAGAGCGTACTTTGTTGCAAAAACACTAGCTGCTAATTCATCGCCATTAAAATAATTTAAGCTTTCTTTATAAACTTGTTCATAGCTAAACATAAATTTACCTCTATTTCCCTGTGATCTCTTTCCATTTAGACTTAAGCATATCTTTTGTGCCTCTGTGATTACTTTCAACCATGTCAAGCGTTGACAATTGACCTGGATCATCTATAACAGATATGATTGATTTTGCGCAATCAATTCGTACAGGAAACAATACACCGTCTTTTCCAGCTCTATTTTTTGCTACAAATAATCTTCCCGATCCTGTGCTTTTTTCCAACTGCTTTCTAGAAAGCGAAACAACAACATCAGCAATCATTGCTTTTCCATAGGCTTCTGCCATATTGTCCAAACCTACAACTTCTTTATCTGAAGCTTCTCTATTTGCTTGTGAAGCTGTCCACACCGGTATTTTCATTTCCATAGCTAGATTTCTCAATTCTTCATAGATTAATTTTAATTCGTGTCGAACTGAATCATATGATCTAGTTGAACGCATTATGTCTGCATAGTCTATAACAATCACACTCGGAATAAAATCTTTCATTGCAAGTTTTTCAATATGATTTCTAATAGTAATCACGCTCGCTGAACCGGTGGGGTATTCCTTAATAATTAATCTACCAAAGCCGTCTTTTTTGTACATTTCTAAAATTTCTTCTTTTCTATCGTATACATCGCCACTAGGAATATCACAAAGATTACTATCATATCGAATTCCAACAGCAGTTTCTGATAGCTCGAAAGTGTAATGAAGAACATTTTTTCCAACTTTTAATGCGCTAGCTCCAACATGAACTAAAAAGTGTGATTTACCTACACCTGTTGGTGCTGTTATAATACCAATTTCACCTGCTGCTAGCCCACCATTTAAAATTTCTTTACTATCTAAGTGTGGAATACCTGTCGGGCATGTAATTCTTGTCATTTTAGTAAATCTTGCTTCATAGTCATTAAAAAAGTCATGGCCTACTGTCGACGGGCTTCCTTTTGATACTGCGTCTTTCATAATATTTAAAACAGATTCGTAATTTTCAGCAGAAATTGCTTTAACAGAATCTTCTAGTGCTTGCTTAAGAACTTGTTTTTTGCAGAAATCTAATGACTTATCTTTAACAAAGTTTAAATCACCTAAATTTGGATTTGTTTTTAATCTAGAAAGATATTCAACAACCTGTTCTCTTAATATTACATCGCCACCTGCTGTTAATTCGTCTCTTATCATACTTACTAATAATTGCAGTGTTGGAAAGTTTTTATATTTTAAATGAAATCCAAAAAATCTTTCACACAAATACTGTAGATATTTAATTTCAAAATATTCTGGCGTCATTATTTCAATCATTTGTGATGCCCATTGATGATCTACTATTAAAGATTGAAATATCTTTTCTTGAAAATCTCTTCCATACTTTGAAAAGTGATTATTATATTCGTTATTATATGTCATTAATTTTTATTTCCTTGATTTAAATTTTTAAATAATAGTTTTGCTTTTAAAAGATCAATGTTTATAATTCCGTTTTCATTTAAAATTTTATGCGCACCTATATTATCACATGTATTTTTCACTTTTTCAATTTTTTGATCAATTTTTGCTGTTTGATAGTGTGATAAGTTAGTAACGTCTAAGTGTATTAATCTCCAGTTTCTTTTAATTTTATTTTTTGAATTAATTATAGAATTCAATATTTTTAATTTCTTTTTTTCAGATAAAACTGTTACATCATCAAAAAAATCTTGCATTAAATAGTCTTCTTTGCTCTTAAATTTTATAAAATATTTTGACAAGCTTTTATATGATACACCTTTTACCCCGTCTATATTATCGCTCATATCACCTGAAATTGATTTTGCTAAACAAAAATTATTTGGATGAATTCCAAATCTTTCTAAAACTTTTTTTGAATCAACAAAGTCTTTTAGCGTTGGAGACCATATAATAGTTTTAGAATTAACTAGTTGAAAAAAATCATGATCAGATGATATTATAATAATGTCTTTTTTGCTTAACTTGTACTTGCATATATAACCTATAGCATCATCAGCTTCAGCGTCTTCTACGTATATCTGTGTTATCGGAAATTTATCTAATATGCTTATTAAAAGTGTTATTTGGAAATTTCTATTTTGCATACTATCTGGTATATCATCATAGTATCTATTTAATTTTTGGGGTCTACGTCTATGCTTGTACTCAGGAAAGATATCTCTTTTTCTTTTTGAACCGCCACCCTCCCAAATAATATAAATATTTTCTGGGTTAACCCTTTCAACTAGTCTAATTAAATTATTAAAGAAGCCTACAATACCGCCTACTTGATCACCATTTTTTGACATGCCCGGGTGTGCAATATAATGCCTAGTAAACAGATTGTATGCATCAACAATCATAACTCTATTAGAGATCGACATCTAACTCTTCTGCTAATGCTTTCATTTCTTCATACGACTCTGGGTTTATATCTATACCCTCATCTGTATTTAGAAGTTTAACCATTGCTTTTTCTATTAGTCCATCTAGATAACTAGCGTATTGTTTGTCAGTCAATATTTCGTTAAATTCTGTTTTTCTAAATTTCTTTTCTAAGATTGTTTCTCCTGATTTTTGATCTACAACAGACATATGTTTCCAGCCGCCTGTTCCGCTAACTTTTACTACGTAATCATCAACTGTATCTTCACCATGTTTTCTTAAAAGATCAAAAAGCTCTTCATGTTCAACAATACCTTTACCGAAGTGTATTTGAAAATTAACTTTTCTAAATGGTGGCGCAACTTTATTTTTTACTGTTTTTGCCCACACCTGAATTCCAATTACATCATCGCCATCTTTGATTTGTTGACCTGCGCCAAGCTTAATTCTAATTGATGAATGAAAAGGAATTGCTTTTCCTCCTGGCGTAGTGTCCGGATCACCATACATTACACCTATCTTTGTTCTTATCTGATTCAAGATTACAAAAAGTGAATTTGTCTGGCCAATTACACCAGTAATTTTTCTCATCCCCTTTGATATCGCTCTAGCTTGTAGTCCTATTGTTTCTTTATCGTAGTCACCTAATAACTCTGCTTTTGGCGAAGATGCTGCAACTGAATCCCAAACAATTGTTACGGGTATATTTTTATTTAAAGCTTTTGCCTTTAATATTGTCTTTTCAGCAATTGATAGCACTTCTTCTGTACAATGAGTATCAACATACACAAATCTATTTGAAACATCTACACCTAGTGCTCCTAGATTTTCAACAGATGTTGCATTTTCTGTGTCTATATAAACTACTATACCGCCCATAGCTTGTGTGCTTCTTGCTATTTGCGTCGCAATATGTGACTTACCAATACTAGGCGGTCCAAATATTTCTACAATTCTTCCTTCTGGAAGCCCTCCATTTTTTCTGTTCGCACAAATATAATCTAACATTTTTGAACCAGTGCTTATCCATCGTTTTACATGCGTTGGACTTTCATCTTCTGATAGGTTGTATGCAACTCTTGTACCGTGATCTTTGTTTAAGGACTTGATCAAGTCTTTTGTGAAGTCATCTGACATTATTATTATCTCCTATAGGTTAAACTTACTATGTGTACTGTATGTTTACAAAAAAGGGAGGCAAAGCCTCCCTTTTAATATACTCACTTAAAAGCTTAACCCATAAGATCTGAAAATGCATCATCTAAACTACCGTATGACTTATTATCGTCACTTGTACCTTTAGTTTTGCTATCGTCATTAGTATTAGTATTACCACCACGTTCTGTTCCCGTGTCTTCTTCATCGCCATTTAACCAATCATTGATTATTTTGCTTAGCTCATCATAAGACTTAAGCGAAAATAATTCGCCTGGATCTGGAATGTTTGTAATCCACTCTTTTGCATTCTTTTTATCTTTAGAAAGTGTTGTTGACTTTCCTCGAGGTGTTACTTCTGTCATTGCCCATTGTTGACCTGGATTTTTATTACATGCAACTTTAATGTCTCTTCCTTCAAAAGGATCTGTAATGTCACCATAATCTTCATCAAGCATCAAGCCTAACAACTTTTGATATACAGTCTTTCCAAAACCCCACACCTGTACACCTTGATCTTCTTCGCCTCTAACAACTACTGCTGCATATACTCGCATCTTAGGATATAGCTTTTTTGCCATTTCATAAGATTCTTTGGTACCTTCATCTCTAAGTTTATTGATCAATTCTTGAATTGGATCTTTTTTTCCAAACTGTGAAGGTGCCAAAAGCCCTCTTTGCCCTGGGATGTTGTAGTAAAACATGAGTTCTTTGAACGGCTGACCATCGTTATCTGGGAAGGAAAGTAAGCGAACAGTATGCTCTTCACCTTCTGTGGGTTTCCACATTGATTTACGATTAGAGTTGTTTCCGCTAAGTCTTTCAAGTTTGCGCTTAATTGCTTCAAAATCAATTGCCATGATTTTATCTCCTTTAATTTTTATTATTATTATTTTTAACTTGCAATAATTAATATTTAATTTATTACTTTTTTATTATACTAAGAAACAATAAGCTATACAAAAAATATAGCAAAAACTTAGTAAAAAGCAAGATATTATTTAAATTTTATCTTGCCTAATGTTTTGTGACTCCAGGCTTGGCTATAAATAATTGACTTTGTTGAATCATCTATTTCTGCTACTTCAGCAATGCTACCTACAGTTTTATTTGCATACTTTCTAAACTTTTTTTGATCTTTTGTAGTGTATATTGATGGTTGTCCGCCTGTTTTACTAGCATTTCCAACTTTTGTACCTAGCGGAAGTGCGCTCATTCCTGCTGCGACTGATCCTGAATATTCGTCTAGATCTTCATCTTCATATAGATCTTCATCTATATCTTCGTCTATATCTTCGTCTATGCCGTATTCATAAACTTCTGCCATCATACCTTGCTCTAATGCTCTGTCAATAAGATCTTTTAATTCCATGTTGTCAATTTTCATTCCCGGAGATGTGCTGGCACTC